TGCCACATGATGTGAATTTACAAAGGTGTTTAAGATATTATAATGAAATAATTAGTAGTCCTAATAATGTATTTTTTAATTTGATTAGTGATAGTGGAGTTTTTAGAAGAATAAGTATTCCATTAAATCCAAGAATGAGAGCAACTCCAACTATTACAATAACAGGTAATACTAGTGGAACTTATGCAGGATCTAGTCCTACAACAGAGAGTGTTACTGATAATAAAATGCTCGTACTTAAAGGTGATGTAGTAGATAACACATCGACTTACTCTTGGATTATAAGTTTAATAGCAGATGCGGAGTTATAATGATTAGTGAAAATAATATAGTATCGGTTACAAAACAATATGATGATAATTCAGTATTCTATACCTACAGAGTCTTATATAATACAGATAAAATTTGTTTTGTACCACTAGACGAAGCAAACACAGATTACCAAGCAATACAAGAGTGGGCCGCGATCGAAGGCAATAACATTATAGACCCAGGAGCCTAATAAATGGCTTTTGGAATAACAACATTTTCCGAAGCACCTTTTGCAGCTGAAGGCTCATTAAACGCTGATGTTGCAGTAACCGGTGTACAACTTACAACCAACATTGGTGCATCTACAACACAAGCTAATGCAAATGTAAATGTAACTGGTATACAATTAAATTCATTTTTAGGAGATGAAACCATTGTTACCAATACTCCAGTAGATGTAACCGGATCTGAACTCAATACAAACGTAGGTAGTGTAACCACTACTGCAGGAGCTTCTGCATCTCCAACAGGATCTCAATTAAACTTTACTATAGGAACTTTCTCTATAAGTGCTGGAGGTAATGTTTCAATTATAGCATCACCAGAAAGTGAAATAGAATTAACAGTAGGCTCAGTAACCACTCAAGCTAATGCAGATGTAGACGTAAATGGTAGTGAATTAAATGGCGCTGTCGGCGATGTCGATATAACAGGTACTGCTAATGTAGATGTAACCGGTATTGAATTATCTTTTGCTTCAGGAACAGCTACTGTTACAGCAGATGCAAACACAGATGCTGATGGAATATTATTAAACACTGATACTGGATCGGTTACAATAACTGCTGATGCAAATGTTAATGTAACCGGTGTTCAACTATCCCTTGTTTTAGGTGAAGAAACAATTGATGTTAATACTCCAGTCGATGTAACTGGTATATCTGCAGCAATATCTGTTGGCTCAGTAGTGGCAGTTCCAGGAGTAGAGGTTCCCGTTACAGGCATTGAATTATCTATCGATACAGGAAGTCCTTTAATTACTGCATGGTCAAATGTTGATCCGAATGTAACGAATACCTGGACTAACGTAAATGAAGGGGTAACGAATACTTGGACAGAAGTTGATATAGCAGCTTAATGAGTGTATAATAGTAAATTATGGCATCTACATATTCAACAGATCTTAAACTTGAGTTAATGGCTACCGGTGAAAATGCCGGTACTTGGGGAACAAAAACAAATGCTAATTTAAATTTAATTCAACAAGCAATAGCAGGTTATGAATTAATTACTCTTACTGATGGTGCTGCGACAGCTTTAGTAATGAATAATGCCTCTATTTCAAATGCCAGAAATATGGTATTGAAATTTGCAACTATTACTTTAACAAGTGCAACAACCGTAACTATTCCAGATTCTATTGAAAAATTTTATATTTTTGATTGTTCATTAATTACTAACCCAACAAACCTAACCATTAAAACTGCGACAGGCACAGGGTTTACACTTGATTCTAATAAAATTTATGCAGCTTATGCTGATGGTACAAATTTAAACGAAGTATCTCTAGATACTTTAGGAGGCACTGTTGGAACTACACAAATTGCAAATGATGCGGTAACCAATGATAAAGTTGCTGCAAACGCTATCGATACAGCGGAAATTGTAGATGATGCTGTAACCAACGCTAAGGTCGCTGCAGATGCTATTAATACTTCTCAATTAGTTGATGATGCAGTAACTCAAGCTAAAATTGCAAACAATGCTGTGGGTTCAGATCAACTCGCAAATGATGCTGTGACTAATGCCAAAGTCGCAAATAATGCTATCGATACGGCAGAAATTGCAAACGATGCTGTGACTAATGCCAAAGTCGCAAATGATGCTATCGATACGGCAGAAATTGTAAACGATGCTGTGACTAATTCTAAAATTGCAAACGATGCTGTAGATACAGCTCAACTCGTAAATAATGCTGTTACTGCAGATAAACTTGAAAGAAAATTTACAATCAGTACTAGTAATCCATCTGGAGGCAGTGATGGAGATATCTGGTTTAAATATACGTAGGAGGCCACATGGCTAATACCTATGGTAAAGTATCAGGAACCTTTAGAAACATAACTACCATTAAAGCTAAAGTATCAGGAACTTGGAGAGATGTAGTTACTGGTTATGCTAAAGTAAGTGGGGTTTGGGAACCTATTTTCTATTCTTTTATTCAAGCAACAGGTGGAAGTATATCTGACACTACGATTGGAGGAGTTCCTTACCGAGTACATACTTTTACTTCTACTGGTTCTTTTGTTATATCTAGTGCACCTCCAACAGCAACTGTAGAAGTATTTATGTGGGGAGGTGGAGCAGGAATAGGTGGATACAATCCTCCAGGTGGTTTAGATCCTGGTAGAAATGGTGGAGATGGTGGTGGTGGAGCATATGCTACTAATTCTTCACTTTCAGTGAGTGCTGAAACATTATCTGTTTGTGTCGGTGGAGGTGGAACAGGAGGATCTGCTGGAGCAGGTGGATCGGGAATTACAATTAGTGGAACGCAGTATTATTATGGAGGAAGAGGAAACGCTCCAGGGCCTTCTGGATTCTCCCAAGGTGGAGGTGGAGGTGGTGGTGCTTCTGCTTTAATTAGAGGAACAACAGGTTTAATTGTAGCTGCTGGAGGTGGTGGCGGTGGCGGTGTAGAAAGAGCTGCTTTAGGATACGCTGCAGGTAATGGTGGCGGTGGAGGTCAAAATGGAACTCCTTCTCCTCAAGGTGCTTCAGGAGGAACTGCTGGAGCTTCTGGAACAACAAATGGTTTAACTAATAATGCCACAGGAGATCAATCTGCTGGAGGTGGCGGAGGTGGTGGTGTTAATGGTGGTGGTGCTGGAGGAAACCCTGGTGGAGATAATCAAGGTGGAGGTGGAGCTGGTGGAGGAACTTCTCTCGGTTCTTCGGTTACTAATGGAAACCTTCGTGTACCAGGAAATAATACAGGATATAATACAAGTAATTATGGTTATGGAGGAGGTGGAGGATTTCCTCCTTCCCAAACAAATGGAAAACCAGGGTTAGTTGTGATACGATATCAAATACAAACATAATATTATGCCATTAGCAAACGTACAAATTAGACCAGGTATCAATAAAACTGACACACCTTCAGGTGCAGAAGGACAATGGATTGATGGTGATTTTGTTAGGTTTAGATATAACCAACCTGAAAAAATAGGAGGGTTTGTAGCTGTTGGACAAAAAACCATAGCAGGTCCTGCACGTGCACAACATACTTGGACAGATCTAGAGGGTAGAAAATATGATGCTATTGGTACTTCAAAAGCTTTGTACATTTATTATGAAGATGCTTTTTATGACATTACTCCACTAGCTACCGCTATCACCGGTGCTACATTTACTTCAACTTCTAGTTCAGATATCGTAACTGTTAATAAAGTAACTCATGCATTAGATGTTGGAGATTACATTACGTTTTCAAGTGTAACAATACCAGGAACATCTTCTTTAACCTCTGATGATTTTGAAAATTTTACTTTTGAAATTTTAACGGTACCTACTGCAGATACCTTTACTATAAAATTACAGACAACGGAAACCGGAACACCTATGTCAACTGCAGGTTCTGGAACTATTGATCCTTATGAAGACATTGGCCCTACTATTCAAACATATGGTTATGGTTGGGGTACAGATACTTGGGGTTCTGATGAATGGGGAGCTGGTAGTACATCGTCAAATGTAATTCTTGACCCTGGTAATTGGAGTTTGGATAATTTTGGACAACAATTAATTGCAACCATAAAAGATAGTAAAACATTTGTTTGGGATCCTGGAACAACAAATCCACAACTAGAGACAAGAGCAACTATAATGACAGGGGCTCCAACTGCATCTAGATCTACAATTGTATCTGATAGAGACAGACATGTTGTTCACTTAGGAACAGAAACAACTATAGGTGATCAAACGACACAGGATCCAATGTTTATAAGATTCAGTGACCAGGAAAATTATAATGTTTATGAACCAACCTCAGTAAATACTGCGGGAACTTTTAGGCTGGATACAGGTAATAAAATTGTAGCAGCTGTTTCTGGTAAAGACTATAATTTAATTTTAACAGACACTGCAGCATATACTATGCAATTTGTTGGTCCTCCTTTTACATTTTCAATAAGACAAGTTGGATCGAATTGTGGATGTATTGGCCAACACGCAGCAGTCTATGCAGATGGTCAAGTATTCTGGATGGGATCTGGAGGTGGATTTTATAAATTTGATGGTACAGTTAAATTACTACCTTCATTAATAGAAGATTTTGTTTTTACCACCAGTGGTAATAACATTGGTATTAATTATTCTTCTAATGAAATTGTTTATGCTGAACACAATTCTTTATTTAATGAAATAATTTGGTTGTACCCTGCGGGTAAACCTTTAAATGATCCTTCAGTACAAAATAACAGATCTGTTATTTATAATTATGTTGAAAACACTTGGTCGACTATGACACTTGCAAGAAGTAGTTATGCTGATGCAAGCACTTATGATAAACCTTACGCTACAGAATATGATTCAACTGCAACACCAACGGTTACGAATATAAGTGGTGCAACCAATACTTTTGGAGCATCTACACTTTTTGAACATGAGACAGGAAATAATAGAGTAGCCCTTGATGGAACGGAAACGGCAATTTCTGCATACATACAATCTGGTGATTTTGATTTACCTTTACAAGGAGACGGTCAATATTTAATGAGAATATCTAGATTCTTACCTGATTTTAAAAATTTACAAGGTAATGCTATAATTACAATTAATTTAAAAGATTTTCCAACTGATTCAGACAGCTCTTCACAATTAGGTCCTTTTACGATAAACTCAAACACTAAGAAAGTTGATACAAGAGCTAGAGGAAGATTGGCTAACTTAAAAATACAAAATAGTTCAACAGATGAAACATGGAGATTTGGAACATTTAGAGCAGACGTTAACCCAGATGGTAGAAGATAATGGCTAAGATAAACGTATACGTACCTGAACCACCACAAGAATATACCTCTGAAGGTTTTAGACAAATTAACCAAGCAATTGAAACAGTAGAGAACCAACTTAATACATCTTTTCAAGAAGACTTGAAACAAGAAGTAGAACGTGTAACATGGTACTTAATTAGATACTAATGGCGAATATTTATACAAACGCATTTTATGATTTAACTACAACGGTTAAGACTGATGTTTACACATGTCCTGCTGGTTCAAGAGTAATTATTCAAAATATACAGTTAACTTGTGAATCAGGGACAACCCAAGTACAAGCTTATGTTTATGATAATTCAGCAGCAACAGAATATGAGATATCTCATGTAAGTGTAGGAGCTAATACAACTGTAAACTTAGCTAAAGGCCCTGTGATATTAGAAGAAAATGATATTTTACGAATTATGGCTAACTCTGCAAACGTAGTATCAGGAATGTTATCCATATTAGAAATAAATAGATCCGATCAAAATGGCTAAACAAAAATTTGTTCACTATGAACCTAGGCCAAAACCTAGAAAACGTCCAAGA